GAGTTACACCTCCTCCTCTTCCTGAATTAGAGGATTCCAACGGTCAATTAAATTTCTTTGATCCTACTAATCCAGATATTAATCTTTTTAATATTATAGATGATGAGATGATTAAGATTTCAGGTTCGGAAATGCTATACTATCCTTATCTCCAAGGTGAGACTCAGTATGATGAAGTGTATATGGAAGCACGTAATAAGCCGATTGCTAAAGATCCTATCTTAGTTTACGGACATTATGAACCTAAAGTTTTAGAGGAAAATTTAAGCCAATTTGGTATTGAATTAACTAATGATCAAATATTTATATTCAATAAAGCATATATGGAACAACGGATTAGAGGTAATCTTAAGCCAGGAGATGTTCTTCAACCTCGTTTTCAAAATATGAAGTATGAAATTTTTGAGGTACAGGAAGATAGCTTTGAGATTTATGGAGTTTATCATTTGGTTTGTTCAGCTAAACTCCTCAGGGATTCGGCAGATGTACAAAATACTCCTCTTACTGATGTATCAGATCCATTGTCGCGACCAGCTTCTATTAAAACTTTAGAGGAGAGATACGATGAGATCTAATATAATAGAATCTACTTCTACGGGGCCTCTACCTTCTTCAGTTTATTCTCAATCTCCTAGTTCATGGGCTACGAATAGAATTCTTTTAAGAACTAAATTATCTAATAATATTCCTTTATTTTATAGAGAAGTTCTTAGGTATATGATATCAAAATTAGGAACTTTAGGTTATATTAATTCTGAGAATGAATTAGTTAGGGTTCAATGTATACATGCTAATCCAGAACGTACTATTGCCAAATTAAAACAAGAGAATAATATTATACTTCCAATTATATCTATTCACCAAAACTCATCAGCAGATGCAGATACTAGGCGTAGAATTTCTACTAATTTAATTAATGAATCTTTTTGGAGTGAAAAAAAGAAACGTTCTTTTAGGATAGTTAGTTTAGCCCCTAGATCACTGGATATTGAGTATGGTATAAATATTTGGGCTAAATATAAAGGAAACTTAGATCAATTAGTAGAGCAAATACGGCTCCTTTTTAATCCTCATCTAATAATAAAAAATTCCTATACTAATGTAGCTCATGCTTTTCTGGATACAGAATCAGACTCTTCTAGTTTTGATTCTTCGGATAGACAAGATCGTATTATTCGGAGAACTTTTACTGTAAAGTTAGAAAGCTATATTCCTAATCCTAAGTTTTTAATAACATCTACAGGGGAAATAGAGGAATTTAATATAGACACTACAATCTACTAAAATAAATGATAAAAAAATAGGATGAATGTAGTACATAATATAAGAGAGATCATATGAAACAAGTTACTAATACAAGTCTACAAAGTTGGAGCCTCCCCTTCACTACCCCAGAGGGGGTAAAATCAATTTATCTTACGCCTAAACAGTCCGTCACTGTCCCTTCTGCATGGATAACTGAGTATATAATTAGATACCAACAGAGAAGTCTAATCTCTATTAAGAACGTATAAGGAGAATTTAAATGCCAAATTTCGTAAGTCCAGGTGTATATGTTATTGAAAAAGACATTTCAGATTACCCTGCACAAATTAATTCGTCTGTAGTTGGAGTGGTAGGGTTTGCTTCCCGAGGTCCAATTGCAGGATTAAATAATGAAAAAGCTACACTAATAACGAGTCAACAGCAATTAGTAGATACTTTTGGTGAGCCTGCTGAGTATATTACAGGTCAAGGACTAGAGGGGGCTCTAGAAATTCTAGAATCCACTACCTCTATGAGGTATATTAGGTGTGCCGATGCTAATGCTTTAGAGGCTTCAGCAGCAGTTACTATCGGTGGTTGCCCCGCTGTTTTAGTTAGCGGTACTCATACTGCTCCTATTACTACAGGGGGTGGAGAGGCAAGTATGTCTTCCATCGGTAGCTCAGATACCACTACATCAGGGGTTCGTTTTACTGTAACTGTATACGATCACGCGAGAGCAAAAATTGTAGATGCCCAGACTTATACTATTCCTAGTGGAACTATTAGTGTCTCCTCCAGTGAAGGAGCTACCACTATTCAAGGACTTCAAAAGAAAATCGGTGGTGCTTTAGACTCTGATAAGTTTGGAGCATTTGCTGATGCAAATACAGGGGATGCTTCTTCCTTTTTGGTTGGTGCGGCTGCTGGTCATAAAGCTACAGTTGAAATTACTATGGAGATCCTTTCCGCTACGGGTGGTGAGTGGGTAGGTCTTGCAGGTATGCAAACAGTTGATCACAATGGATCGGCAACCACTGCTACATCTTCAGTGACAGTCTCAGGTACTAGTGTAGATACCTCTTCAGCAAGTTATTTTGTGAAAAGCTTGTGGCCTGGAGAAGGTTATAATACGGGAACAAAATCCAATGGGGATACAAGTGGTGTCTCATTTGAAGTAGATGTGAATGGTGCAGAGAATGCTATTGAACAAGTAAATAATCTAGGGACTGCTGCTGAAAACTTTAAGGCAGGTATGGTCTCGTCCTCCTTCTTGGAGAATGATATTGGTACTACTTATACTGGTAGGACTTCGGATTATATTACTGCTAACTTTGCTTCAGGTCAATATGATGATACTATGAGTGTTACTTCTCTTGCTTCTTATGAAAAACCACTTACTAGTTTATTAGGTTCAGCCCAAAGTTGGACAGGGACGGACGGAACTACTCCATATGCGTCGGTTGATCCTCGTTTTGTGAAGCTTGTACAAGGTACTTATAATCTAGCAGGAGGTAACAACGGTATTCCTACTGCTTCGACTGATGTTGCTACTGCTGTCATTGGTTCAGTAGGGTCTTCAGGGGGTAAGACAGGTTTGGAAGCTCTTGATGATCCAGTCTTGAATGTCTCCATTGCATTAGCCCCTGGACCAGGGGTTGGTGACAATCAAAGTATCCAAAATGGATTAGTCACTGTAGCCGAAAGATCTACAGATTTCCTAGCTCTCCTTTCCCCACCTTACGCAGTGGGTACAGTAGGAGATGCAATTAATTGGAGTAATGGTTTTGATACCACACGTACGGCTGCTGTTAATAGCTCGTATGCTGCTTTATACTGGCCTTGGTTAAAGGTTTTCCAAGTCTTTGATGCTAAGGATCGTTGGTTAGCTCCTGAGATTTACGGGGCTCGTCAGATGGCTGTAACTGATAATGTTGCGGCCCCTTGGTTTGCTCCTGCTGGATTTGTACGAGGTCGTTTGACCAAGCCTACAGATGTAGAGGTTGTTCTTAATCAAGGTGATCGTGATTCGATGTACTCTGGAGGTAACTGTCTAAACCCAGTTGTAAACTTCCCTCAAAACGGTATTGCTATCTTTGGACAAAGAACAACACAAAGACAGCCTACTGCTCTTGATAGAATTAATGTAAGGCGAATGATGATTTACATTAAGAAGGTTATCCTAGCATCTACTCAACGTTTAGTCTTTGAACCTAATGATCAGTTTACTTGGTTAAGAGTTCAGCAACTTGTTGCTCCGTTGTTAGATGATATTGCACGACGCAGAGGTATTACCCAATTTAAGGTGATTTGTGATGAGTCTACTAACACCCCTATAAGGGTTGATAGGAATGAAATGTGGTGTAAGGTTCTTATCAAGCCCACAAAGACTGCTGAAATGGTAATCTTTGAACTAAATCTTACCAGTCAATCAGCAAAATTTTGATATAACTATATAACTCTAGAGGAGAACTAAAAAAATGGCAAATATTAACTCACCCTACTTCATCGGTCAGAAAGCACATATTAACCGCGCAATAGGGGCTCAAACACTTCCTGTTATTTCAATGGGATTAGATTCAGTACGTACCTATCAATTTGAAATTCATTTTGATATGCCTGGTGGGTCTGATCCTCAATTTAATAAGGATAAATTAACTTTAGCGGCAAAACAAGTAAGCCAAATAGGTATGTCTATAGAACCTATTGAGGTTCATCGTGTAAACGATAAGGTATTCTACCCAGGTAAGGCTAGTCCAGAAAATTTAGTAGTTACATTTGATAACTTTTATGATCCTAAAGTAGCAAATACTTTGTGGCAATGGTTCTCATACATATATGATCCCACCAATGGTAAGTATTTAACTTCAATGGGAAACGATGTCAATTGGAAAGCTCCAAGAGCTACTATTGTTCACTTAGACGGACAGGGACAACCTCTTAACGAGACGAGGGTTTTTGGGGTGTGGCCCATTGCTTGGAAGACTGCGGAATTTAACTATGGTACTAACGAATTCCATACTATTGAGATGACTATGAGGTATGATTTTATGGAACATGTTGTCGCAGGCACACAAGCAGTTGGTAGTGCTTTAACTTCAGTCTAAATATAATATAAATTATTTTTCAATATAGAATTAAAATATCTAAGCCCAGCCTAGATTCTTCTGGGTTGGGCTTTTCTATTATAAGGTACCTATGAATTACTACTACGCTTTATTAGAAAGTTATGAACTCCTGAAGAAAAGAAAGTTTAAGCTTTCTATCAATGAGCAAGGTCCAGATTCTTCTAATCTATCTCCTGAAGAAAAGATAGAACAGATAAAGAATGCTGCGGGTGCTGACAGGGATAATCCTGGTACACTAAATGGTATTAGTATTTGGAGTGATGGGGATAAAGTTCTGGCTACGGATCCTGCTGATACGTCTCCTCAACCGCAAACTGCTGCTTTACTTAATGGTGATGAAAAAGGTAAAGGTCCATCTGCTAATAAACTTTGGGGAATGATTTTTCCCGATGAAGGTGAAGAAGGTGGAGAAGGTGGAGAAGAAGGTGGAGAAGAAGGGGGAGAAGAAGGGGGAGAAGAGCAACCTCCTGAACTTCTAAATCCTTTAGCTCCTTTACAAGGAGCGTCAGACGCACTAGATACAACATTTTTTGGAAATGAAGAAGAAGAGGGGTTATTTACAAAGGAGGTAGATGCTGAAGGTAAAGAAGTAGTTCAACCCAGTCCCTATTTTCCTGGGTATGAACCTACTCAAGTAAGGAGTAGGATTCAAACATTAATAAATACAGTTGACAAAAAAGAACGAGGAGAAGAGCAAGGACTAGGAATCAGGGGACAAGCAAGTGAGGATGTTACTATTACAGATAAACTTCTTGCGTCACCTAACCTGGATCCTGAACAAGTAAAAAAAGCATTGGAGACAGCTACTCTCACAATTGATACAGTTAAAAAAATTAGGGCAGGAGATGATATACCTCCTAATGATTTAAGAAATATTACTGATAACATAGAGGTGACTGCTGAAGGAGTAATGTTTGATGGAGTTTACCTCCAATATAGAGCAGATTCTACAAGTAAAAATGACTTATTTAAAAATGCTTCTGAGCAAGTAAGTAAACAAATTCAAAAACATAATAAAGATTGTCCATCTCCAGATTCAGATGAAGGAAAAAATTGTAAGATAAAAGAAATTAAAGCTCCTCAAACAGGGGGAAGAGATTTAAATTTAGCAAAGCGTGGTTTAATGATGGAACATTCTACTGTTTTATCCGACCTAGCTAATGCTTATACACAAGGATGCGAAGGGGCGGGACCTACTGCGGATTGTGCTGACATTGAAAAACAACTTGGAGAAAACTATGAAAAAATGCTTGCTGACGGAACTACCGAGCAAGCAAAAGATATGTTCAGAGAAGGTTTGTGTGCCGCAGGAAATACATGTTTAGTTACTATTGAGGGTGCCGATTCAGCAGTAATGACGGAAGCTACAGTTAATTATTTAGTTCAAGAACAAGGAATGAAAGAAGACGCGGCAACATATTTAGTGAAGAAAGCATCTGAACTAGACGATGGTGGAAGTCGGGCAATGGTTCTGTTGGTGGCTTCTACCAGAGGATTTAATCAATATACCGACGATTTAGAGATCGTAAAGACAGAAGTATATGGAACAACTGGGTCTAGTTTGAAGGGGCAAAAGGCTGATATCCAACGAACAGTTACATCAGAGAGCTTTGAAAAATTTAAAGAGACTCAACAAAGCCAAATGAGTGAAACAGAAAAAAAAGTAGAAAAAGCTTCTAAGTGTGCTGGTAAAGGTGTAGGTTGGGACCACCTAGGGAAAGCACCTGTCCAAGAAGCAGTGGAAAAGGGGGGTACAGTTACTTTTGGTACAGAACAAAAAGCTAGAACTTCTACTACAAAAGGTAGAACTAAAATGGGGGAAGGCATGACTAGCAGAATGAGCGAGTTATGTCAAAAGGGTACTGAAGGTATGGATCCTCTGGAAAAAGAATTTATAGATGAAAACAAAAGAAGAATAGATAGCTGTAGTAAAGCCTCAAAGAAAAAACCTTTTGGGGGTAAATCTGCTCATGATGCTGCCTGTGGTGTTCAAGGTAAAGTTGACGCTGCAATGAAGACTTTTCGTTCTATAGCAGCAGGGAATGCAGTGATGGATGGGGATGGTAATAAAGTAGAGGGAGCAGGGGATGCATTAATAGAAGGGTGGATGAAATCTAAAGCTTCTCATGATAAGAACTCTAAAGAAAGAGCAAAATTAGCTAAAGGAGCATTACATGCTTTGTCTAAAGGTGGGAAGGTAACTAAACAACAACAAGAAGCTTTAGATAAAGTAGGTTTAGAGTTAGAACAACATCAAATAAATAAAATGTTAGATAAAGATACGGCTCCTGACGGTACTTTAACTGGTGAGGGATTGGGGTACATTCTTTATCGTCAAGGGCTTGATGGAGGTTCTTTAGATGAATGTGTTAAAGATGTAAGAGGTTATGGGGATAACACCCAGCGCACAGGTTTAATAAATACTAGTACCTATGGAAGTATTTCTATGGTACAGAGTGGAGAGGCTAGAGTTATTAGAAAAGGAAATAGTATGAATATTGTTTCGAAGGATGGTCAAAAATTAATGGGGGGATCCTTTGAAAGAGGGCAGTATGTATCAACTGTTGATAATAACTCTATGACTCCCACCGAACGACGACAAGCAGGAGCACCTAGGGCTGCTGGAAAAGGTATGGAAAAAGAAGAGAGTATACTTCAGAATCTTCTAATTGGACAACAAAAACTTCTTGAGAAACTTATTACTCAAACCACATAGAATCCCAGCATTTAATCAAATCTTTAAATAAATATACTTTATATATTTTATTGTTTTTGTTTATTTCTATATGTTTATCTATGTTTGTTAATATATCTTTATTTACTATAGTTAATATAGGTTGTCTGTCTTGTTTAAAGACTATCATAGGAAGTTTGTTACACCTTTCGGAATCTTTTTCACACTGCTCTATAAATTCCCATAGCTTGGACTTGTAATCATAGATGCTGTATAGGCTTATGTTGTTGTAACCTTTTTTACATTCTATGCAGAACTTAAATCCTTGA